AGACAGAGATTTAACACAACTTATTTCCGAAAACGTGTCCATATACTCACCATCAGTTAAAGCTACGTTTAAACACGGAGATAGAATTAAATTTGATGACTTTGAGTTCCCACACTATAACGTAAAAACTTTAAAGATATTAACTGGTGATAAATCAGATAATATTGAAGGTATCTATCTTTTGGGTGAAAAAACTTTAGTTAAATTTTTTCCTGAGATACTTGAAAAAGAAGTTTCTTATAACGATATTTTAACAAGAGCTGAAGATTTGTTAAAAGAACAAAAAGACAATCAAACTCTAAAGAATCTTTTAACAGGTAAAACAAAATCAGGTATTTTTGAAAAAGAATTTTTCCAAGTTAATGAACAGATTGTTGACTTATCTAATCCTTTATTGAGGGATGAAGACAAAGAAGAAATACTATCAATTGTTACCGAAAAATTAGATATTGAAGGTAGAAGTTACAAGAACTTAATTAAGTATATGGTTCAAGACGGGTTGTTTAAATACCTACCAAAGGGTGACGACTCATGGACATACTTCATCCAACCATTCATGAAGTTAACAAGAAAAGAAAAAACAAAAACAAACAAAAACTAACATAAATTATGAAAGAACAAGACATTACCAAACTGGAATTCTTGATGACGGTAAACAACAATTTTATCGTACAACGTTTTTTTAACGTTAAGGGGTATAGCCCAAAGGCTCACAACTCGGCTGAGTTGATTGATTTGATGGATGGTTTCATTTCAGAATTGAAAGAAAATTTCAAGATGAAAACTGTAAACTACATGTTGGACAATCAATATCAGATTAGTGAAGACCCTGAGGTATTGAACACATCATTCACTGATGGACCTGAGTCGTTTAACATCTATATCAAAAATGGTGATACGACAATGTGTCATTATACGTTTGATGCTAAACTTTATCCACCGAAGGTGAGATACACCGTAGACATACGCCCGTTCCTAAAAGGTATCCTTTTTGGTCTTACTGACGTGTTGTCATCTAGAAATTTAACACACGAATACATGGGTTATCAGCTGGCTCGTTGATATTTATTCTAAAAACAAACATAATATGGCTGACAAAAATTTTGACTATTTGGGAGAGACCTTCCAATTACAACTTCTTAATCAAATGATACTTGATAAGGATTTTTCACACTCAATTATTGAGGTGATAGAATCTACTTATTTTGAAAACAAATACTTTAGATTATTTGTTCAGATGGTAAAAGAATACTATTCAAAGTTTGAACACAGTCCTAGTTTTGAGACAATTCAACAAAAAGCTAAGAGTGAAATTAGTCAGGAGTTATTATTAAAGATAACTCTTGACACTATTTCTGATATACAGAATGTTACCGAAGAGGGTACTCAGTTTGTTCAGGAAAAGGCTTTGAAGTTTTGTAAACAACAAGAACTTCAAAAAGTTATGGATAAAGCTAAGAAAATCATTGACCACGGTGAGTTTGAAAACTACGATACCTTGGAAGAAATGGTTAGAGGAGCTTTACAGGTTGGAAACGTGGATAGAGGAACGGGAGATGTGTTTCAAGACTTAGATGAGGTATTAGCGGATGATTATAGACATCCAATCCCTATGGGAATACCGGGTATTGACAATCTTTTGAAAGGTGGTTTGGCAAAAGGAGAAATTGGTGTTATATTAGCACCCACTGGTGTTGGTAAATCAACACTGACCACAAAGATTGCTAATCACGCTTTTAATTTAGGGTTTAATGTTTTACAAATCTTCTTTGAGGATAACTATAAAATCATTCAGAGAAAACATTTTACGTGTTGGACGGGTATAGCACCTGACGAACTTGGTAATCATAAAGAAAAGGTTATGGCTAAAATCGCTGAGATTAAAGAAACCATGCCAAACAAGTTGATTATGAAAAAGTTACCTTCGGATACATTAACGATGAATCAGATTAAAAATCAGATTAGAAAGATGATTGCTGACGGGACAAGGATTGATGTTGTTATTTTGGATTATATTGATTGTGTAACACCTGAAAAGATGATGGACGATGAATGGAAATCTGAAGGTTCAGTTATGAGAGCATTTGAGTCAATGTGTCATGAATTGGATATTGCCGGTTGGACGGCAACACAGGGTAATAGAAGTTCTATTTCATCTGATGTGGTTACAACTGACCAAATGGGTGGTTCTATTAAGAAAGCTCAGGTAGGACACGTTATCATCACGGTAGCCAAGTCACTACAACAAAAAGAATTAAATCTTGCGACGATTGCTATCACAAAGTCAAGAATTGGTAAAGACGGGGTGGTATTTGAAAACTGTAAGTTCAATAACGAAATGTTAGAAATTGATACAGAAAGTACTACAACATTCTTAGGACTTGAAGAACAGAAGGAAGAAAGAAATAGAAGTAGAATTAAAGAAATTATGGAGAAAAGAAAACAAACAACAGTATAATTATTAAAACAATATGGAACAAAAAATGGAAAAAATTTTAGTAGAAAATCCAAATCGTTTTGTAATATTCCCAATCAAGTACAACGATATTTGGGAATATTATAAGATGCATCAAGCTGCGTTTTGGACGGCAGAAGAAATAGATTTAAGTGGTGACCTACGTGATTGGGAAAACTTATCAGAGAATGAACAGTATTTTGTAAAAAATATTTTATCGTTTTTCGCAGCATCAGATGGTATTGTAAATGAAAACTTGGCTGAGAATTTCTACAGAGAAGTACAATATCCTGAGGCAAAATTCTTTTACGGAATTCAGTTAGCAATGGAAAACATCCATAGTCTAATGTACTCACTTCTTATTGATACTTACGTGTCAAATGAAGATGAGAAGAACAAATGTTTTACTGCTTTAGATAACCTACCTGCAGTTCAGAAGAAGGCTAAATGGGCTTTGGATTGGATTGAAAATGCGTCGTTCCAAGAAAGATTGGTTGCGTTTGCTGCGGTAGAAGGTATCTTCTTTTCAGGTTCATTCTGTTCTATCTTTTGGTTGAAATCAAGAGGTATTATGCAAGGATTGTGTAATGCTAACGCTTTGATTTTCAAAGATGAAAACCTACACTGTGACTTTGCAATTCACTTATTAAACAATCACATTGAAAACAAACCGAGTGAAAAAAGAATTAAAGAAATTCTATTGTCAGCATTAGAGATTGAAAAAGAGTTCATTACTGAATCTCTACCAGTTTCACTTATTGGTATGAATTCAAATTTAATGAAACAATATCTTGAGTTTGTGGTTGATGGATTATTAGTAAAATTTGGATGTAAAAAACAATTTAATGTTGAACAACCGTTCAAATTTATGGAACAAATCGCAGTTGAAACAAAAGGTAATTTCTTTGAGTCAAGAACTGTTGAATACCAAAAGGCTAAATTAAATGAAACTTTGTCCTTTACTGACGATTTCTAATTTATTACTTATATAGAACTATGATGTCACTTAAAATTAAAAAAAGAAGTGGAGATGATTCGTCATTTAATCCACAGAAAATTTATAACCGTATCAAAAGAGCTTCAAAGGGGTTGAGTGTCAACTCCGATGAAATCTTTATTAAGGTTATCACTTCAGTACCAACTGAAGGTATTATTACAACAAAAGAATTAGATAAGTTAATCTATGAAATTGCTGCGGCATTTACAGGTAGTCATCACGATTACTCAAGATTAGCTTCGTCAGTTGCTATTTCATCTTACCATAAGGAAACTGACCCAAGTTTTTCAAACACAATGCATTTGTTACATGGTGAAGGTATCATCAATGAAAAATTAATGGAGACTATTGAAAAATACGGACCTTCTAACATTGATGAAGTTATCAATCACGATAATGATTATAACTTTGATTATTTTGCTTGGAGGTCACTTGCTGAAATGTATCTTTTAAAATTGTCGGAAGGTAAAGTAGTTGAACGTCCACAACATATGTATATGAGAGTTGCTCTTTGGGTGACTAACACATTTGAGGAGGCGGTTGAGTATTACCAAGCGTTATCAACACAAAGAATATCTCCGGCAACACCAATCATGATTAATGCTGGTACTAAAACACCACAACTTGCTTCTTGTGTTCTTCATTATAATGATTCGGATTCAAGAGAAGGTTTGTTAAATACCATGAGAGATATCTCAACCTACTCATCTGACGCTGCGGGTATCGGATTATCAATGTCTAACATTCGTAGTAAGGAGAGTCGTATTTCATCTTCAGGTGGATATGCTGGTGGATTATTAAAGTATTTGAAGATTGTTAACGAGTCACTTCGTTTCTTTAATCAACAAGGACGTAGACCTGGTTCGGCAGCGATTTACTTGGAACCTTGGCATAAAGATATCTTTGACTTATTGGAAATTAAAAAGAACACAGGAGCTGAGGAATTAAGAGCTCGTGATTTGTTTACAGCACTTTGGATTCCTGACAACTTTATGAACGCAGTTAAGAACAACAACGATTGGTATTTGTTTTGTCCTAACGATATTATTAAGGCGGGTATCAAACCATTACAAGAAAGTTACGGTGATGAATATGAAGAAAATTATAAATTAGCCGTAAGTATGGGTCTTGGTAAGAAAGTTAAGGCTCAGGAAATTTGGAATAAGATTATTGAATCACAAGTTGAAACAGGGGTTCCATACTTATGTTCTAAAGATAGTGCTAATAGAAAGACAAACCATCAGAACATTGGTGTAATCAAACAATCAAATCTTTGTAATGAGATTTACCAGTATACTGACGAGAAAACTACAGCAATCTGTACTCTTTCATCTATGGTGTTAAAGAACTATGTAAAAGATGGTGAGTTTGATTTTAAAGGGTTGTATGATGAAACCCGTAAGGTTGTTAGAGCATTAAATAAAGTAGTTAACATTAATAGTTATTCAACTGAAAAAGGTCATAAGGGTGGATTAGACCAAAGAGCAATTGCTATTGGAACTCAAGGACTTGCGGATGTATTCTATTTGATGGATTACATCTTCACATCTGAAGAGGCTCGTAAATTAAATAAAGAGATTTTTGAAACAATCTATTTCGCAGCAATCACTGAAAGTAACAGATTGTGTATAGATGGTAAGTATGAACCATACACTCACTTTGAAGGGTCACCAATGTCACAAGGGGTATTCCAATTTGATATGTGGGGATTGAAAGAAGATGAGTTATCAGGAAGATGGCCTTGGGGGACACTAAAAGAAAATGTTAGTAAATACGGAGTTTGTAACTCATTATTTACGGCTCAAATGCCTGTAGCGTCTTCAGCTAAGATTACAGGGTCATATGAAATGACAGAACCTGCTCATTCAGCAATTTTCAACAGACGTGTAATTGGTGGTGAGATTATGATTGTTAACAAGTATTTGATTAGTGATTTT